AACTTCCGTTGAAACTCAGCGAAGATTCGACTGTCGCCTCGAGCTCCAATATGGATGTCCGTTACAATTGCTATTTTCATTTACGATCCTTTAGTCCGAACGGTATGTAGCGATACCACATACGTTCGTGGTAATAATACAATACCATCTTAGTTACTACTTCAAAACCTGCTATCATACCCGCCCAATCGAGCTCGCCGGTAATCAACCAAGCTAAAAGAAATGTGTCTGTTGTGGCAACTACTCTCCATGTAAGTGTCTTTGCCAGGTGTCTTTTTGCACTAACTGATTCTGCCATTAGCCTCTCTATTTTTTAATTTTACTTTCGAACTCCTTGATGAACTCGGCGATATACTCGGGTGGATCGTTGAGTTGTACCTGTACTTCGTTCGAGTCCATGATCGCAGCCTCGGTCATCATGGCTTGAGAAGACTTGAACTTAATGTACATTTGCTTTTTCTCTTTTTGAATACGCCTGAGGAATGCAAACCAAATGATCTGAGTAAAGTATGCAAAAGGATTCTGAGACTTTTCGGGATCGAAGTTATGAATGTATTGAATACAATTCTCAATTCCATCTGAGATCATGTCATCCTTATACGAATATCCAGAAAAGTTAGGCTTAGTCGCTAGACGAGTCGAAATGAGAAAAATACACTCACCAATGTACTCTGGAATTTTTGGAGTGGGATCACCACACTCTTCTGCTTCTTTGCAATCAGCCTTATATTGAATAAGAGCTTCGAGTAGACTCTTATTATTCACATAGTTCTTGGCCATAATATACCTCCTAGGCTTTTATGAATTATTTAAAACAGGGTGCTATTCTAACACAGAACGTGTCAAATGTCAACCGTATAAATCTTAAACGGGAATTGTTCGTCGCTGTAGATCTCAATGCGCTGTCGGAAGTGCTTGAGTGTATAATTTTGGAATGACCCCACACTGAGATCGTCGGTAATGTCGTAGAGTGTTGCTTTGTCAGATCCATTACCTTTTCGTAGTGTTCTACCAATCGATTGCAACACCTTAATTTCTGACTTGCTGCTTGACGCAAAGATTACATTATCAAGCCGACGCAAATTAACCCCAGTACTAAATACTCCATAAGAGGCCAAAATGTCATGTTTCTTATCAGGATCATTTTCAACCAAGTGTCTAATCCTTTCTCGTTCTTCGCCTTTTGTTTTTCCATATATGAAATGCAACTCCCTGCCATCTTTACGAAGCAATGGTTCGAGAATCTTACCATGCTTTTCTACAAGATCAAACAATATTAAATTATTCTGACCTTCGAGACTGTGAACGAGATTGCGGATAAAGTTATTCCTCTTCTCATGATTCACAATAAATTCGCGCTCAGCCGGATACTTTCGAGTGTTATCTTTGACCTTGCGCAAAGCATCTTTAAATACTTTTCGTTCTGCATTAGAATGAGATAGCACAATCGCTTTGACTTCAAAATCTGCTACTGTACCACTATCCATCAAATCCTTTGTAGCAACATACTTACGTACTTCACCAAAGCAACCTTCGAGTACCATGCGGTGAGTCTTTGATTCGGCCGACTTCAGTGTACCGGTAAAGCCATGCCGATACTCACAATCAGTGAGCTTTTCCATAATGGTAGTCAATGATTTGGCCTGGAACGTATGAGCCTCATCGCCAAGGACAACTCTGAATTGGTCAAACCAAGCTTTAGGTTGCTTGATAAGAGATTGCCATGTTGAAATGACAATCGGTGCTTTAGTGTTTTTATCGACACCACCCTGAATCCTGTAGATAAGGCTTTCATCACACCCATAGTCTACAAAGTCACCTGCCATTTGGTGTACGAGAGAGATCGTAGGGACGATGATCAGGGTTCGGTGACCAAACGCCTGATAATAATGTTGCTGAATCAAATATATGATTAATGATTTTCCGGAGGATGTCGGCGACAGAGATAAAGATCTGCGCTTACGCAGGGCGTTAAGTACATACTCTGTTTGATAGTCTCTTGGTGTAAACTTACAATTAATTTCTTGAGCCAACTGAGTAGGGTAGTCATCATCGAACTCTTCGTCTAAGCCAATGTTATCGGGAACGTTAAGGTGATAATCTCGGGCTTCACAAAATTCTCGAAGCTTAGGAAGTAACCCTACGTAAAGTGTAGGGCGCATGGGTTGATAAAGTCGAATGAGTCCATCCCACACTCGAGCCTTTACTTTAGGATGGAACTGCCACCCTTCGGGCTTAAATGAGAAATACTCAGAAATTTCTTGGCGAATACTTGGATCTGCAGTAACCTTCATATTGACAGCGTTCAAATATTCGACATTAACAACATCACCCATGATATATCCAATTCCTTCACCTTTTTATTATTTATTCTTTTTGGAAAAGTAGGATCGAATGATGAAGATTCGAGTGTAAGCTACAAAGGTCATTACAAGAGTGACAAGAGTTCCAAGCATAACCGGATCAAGTATGCCGAGTATCTCAATATAGAAATAAAGCAACATGAGATTCAGCGGGTAATTAATCGCTATCCCTGTTGCTATTTGTATCGACGTCTCTTTGTGGATTTGCTTTGTTCTTTGATCCATTAAAAATCACCGGCCTGGAACTTCATAACATCAATCATTGACTTGATAATGAAGTTACGTGAGTGAATGGTCTTAATGATATCTTCAAAATAGTTTGCTCGAGCGGTATGGTAATCAATCGTAAGACTCATTTTAATAATGTCTTTGTCTGCCTGGATATACTTGTCAACTTCATTCCGCAAGACTTTCTTTTGATAAGGTCGCCATCCACGTTCTTTGAGATCTTCCTCTGCCATTGACCCATCATAGTATTCTCGCTTTGCAAACTCGAGCTCTTTGTAATCAGCCTTAAGCTTCTTAATACGTAAAACCTCTTTATAGTATAGGTTATAGTATTTGCTGTGCAGAGATGGGATGCGACGAGACTCAGCAACGAGATCTGTCTCATCAATATGGGAATCTCGTGACCACATTTCACTGATGTCTTCAGTGCTCATAATAAACTCCTACTGCCATACTTCATGTCGCCGAGGAACATAAGGACCATTAATCCACGTAATTAATGACCACCTTCTACCACTCGTCACCGGCGTTATTCTATGATTTAAATTAGACGGGAAGATTATCATCGTCCCCTTTGGTTGCATTGCTTGTGGACTGTGGCCTCGCAATTGTAATTCACCACCTTCATATTCACTGCGGTCTGAAAGCTGAACTACCACTGTGTATTTACGTTGAGGTGCTTCTACCATATCCCAGTTTACATCGGCATGCCAATTATATTTACCACCAAAGTCATACTTCAATAAATTCATTTGACTTACATGAGTGATGTCGTGCCAACCATCATTATAAGTTACTACTGCATCGTAGATAGGACGTGTAAGCCAAGGATAATTATCGGGGTTTAAGGCTAGAGTCCTAACGACACGAACTTGAGTATTGAGATTTGACTGACGAGAAGTCATTACTTCTCCGTTCTCAAATGTGCCATCAGATTGTAAGGCTACAATCCTGTCGATTTCTTCATTACTAAAAAATTGATGTAAGATAATTGGACTTTTCATGCCAACCATTCTAACACATTAAATGAGTAATGTCAACTGGTCTTTTGTACTTTCATATCGTCATATCTGAAAGTAACACTAGCCTTAGGATAAGTAATATCTGAAGTAGCGAGATCGAGCTCGAGAGATGAAATGCCTGTTGGGAAAGCGTTAGTAAAAACAAATTCCATGTTTGGATTTTTATGGCTATTCATAATCAATACACGAATGTCACTTACCAGACCTTCGCCTTGTTGCAATAGTTTATACTGGTCTGTACTATCTGGAGTCCCTACACCTTCGAGCCAGTTGAGAATCTCGAGATAGTTTTCCATATTTTCATTAACAACAAAGCTGAGATCGAGATCACCATACGCTAATCGATCACCTGTCGCATACAATGCTTTGAGTGGATTAGCTACTTCAACCGGCGAGGTGGACACATCAGGAATTGTAAGTGTTTGAGTAAAGAACTCAACATTAGGAATTCTATCAATACTGATAATGAAGTTTGCGGGTGAAAGGTAATTAGTAATCATTTTTGATTCCGTAATTCGTCGAGATCAGAGATAAACTGATTCTGTGGTGTTTCTTTTTTCCAGAAGTTGTAATCTTTCTGGGCTTGCCCTATTTCTTTCTTGAGCTCTTTTACCATCTCATCAGTCAGGCTCATAATATTTATACGAAGCAACCTGTCAATTTGATCATCGGTCGCATCGGTAACAGCGAGAATCTGTTTTGCTACTGCCGCTTTCTTCTTGTTCTTAAAGATAATCTTGTCGTCAAGTACTGCTTGGATAAACTGCATCTTTACGTTGAGCCAGTCACCGAGCTCTCGAGCCTCTTCTCGTCGAAGCTCAATTCTCTTTTGAAGAACACCTAAGCGGTAATCACAAAAATCAATAATCAATTGGCGAGGGTCATCATACTCTCGTAGCTTACCTTCGTAATCAATCACTGTAAGGTTTTCGGCAAAGGACTTACTCAGCTTAAACTTAGAAACGATTTTAGCATCATTCCATTTTGCCGAAGTAGCCAACTTGAGTTTCACTTCAAACCGGAAACCATTCTTATCGCAGAGGTCATCATAGCTTACGATATCACCATCATCTTCAAGTTTATCGAGTACCTTTACATAGCTTTCGCGGTCGAAGCCATAGGGCACTTCAGTAATCTGAAGAACAGTCTTAGATGTCTTCTCATATACACCATAAGCGATCCACTTATTATCAGACTCAAGATCTGCCATTACCTTACCCGAGAACTCTGGGAATTTAATCTTTGGCTTTCGAGTAATCTTACCCATCGTAATGTAATCTTCACACTTACGAAGAAGATCTTCTGGATCACGAGGTAGGATGTTTGTAGCAAAGCCAGTAGCAATACCCTTAGTCCCATTCGCTAAGACGAGAGGAATCGTAGGGAGGTAGAAAGCTGGAGGCTCGTGCTCTGGATCTTCGTGAGTTGGAGATAAATCAATATCCTTAATGTACTTATCGAAGTTTGAGTGAAGTCGAGTATAGACATAACGAGGAGCACCTGCTTCTTGAACGAGTCGAGTACCAAATGAACCTCGCCCTTCAATAAGGCAAAGGTTGTTGTTCCACTCAGCTGCCATCAATTGGCCTGCACCTGCCGCAGAAGCTTCACCATGGTTATATCCATAATCACTAATAATACCACTCACCGCAGAGACTTTCTTGAAATCTCGCTTTGAGTTGAGAATCGACGAATAGAGGTAGAACCTTTGGACCGGCTTCATCCCATCAATCATATTAGGAATAGCTCGAGCCTCAACGGTATACTTTGCAAAGGACAACCACTCATTCGAAGCAACCTTCGAGATCGGGTAATCGTTAGTGTTAACTTCTTCAGCGGTGAACGTTGTGAGATCAACCATTGAACATGTACTCCTTTCGCAATTGCGAATCATTACCAAACATCATTTGAAATATTGAGGCATCGTCAACAGTCACTGTATCATAGACTGGATCATTAATAATGCTATCGTACTCTTCTTCTTGGAGTGAACCCAATCCCTTAATGTATCGGTGCTTCCATCCAGCATTGTCTGCCTTAAACTCATTGGCCTCTTCATAAGTATAGAACCACTTAATCTCAGTGCCCTTAGTCGAGATCATGATTGGTGTACGAGTGATTTTAACTCGCTTCTCATGTAGTAACCTTGGCCAAAACTTATAGAAGAACGCGATGAGTAGAGGACTAATGTGGCCAATCCCATCGTGGTCAGCATCGGTCAGAGTTGCAATATTGCGATAAGTCATATCATCGACACTGTCTGGATTGTTGATGTCGAGACCCAATACAGCAACCAACTCACTGAGCTCTTTGTTTTTCAATACATTGGCCGGTGCCATATCCCACGTGTTCATAATCACGCCACGAAGAGGGTAAGCACCCACCTTATTAGGATCACGCACTTTCAGGAGGAAGCCCATTGCCGAGTCACCCTCCACGATCTTCAGAGTAGCACTATCTCGATTAGCTGAGATATGTTTAGCTACCTTTGCCTTACGTAATTTCTTTTGAGCTAGTGTTGCTGCTCGCTTGTCAGCGGCAATCTTCTTGGCCAGCTGAGCCTCAATGATAGGATCAATAATGTCAGGCGTAAGCATAATCTTACGAGCCAATGTCGCAAAATCTTTGACCTCTGCCTTTTCAATATGATCTTTAATATTGCCATAAGGATTTGTCAGCCGTTCCTTTGTTTGACTGTCGAACTTTGGGTTGGTGAAGTTACGAGCAAACTTAATGAAGGTAAGACCACCCTTGATTGTCGTCTTAGCTACCTCGACTTTATGCTTTCGTTTGATCATAGAGACGAGTTCATCGACAACGTTATTGACTACGAAGTCTACGTAGTTACCACCCTGTCGAGTATTGACTCCATTCACATAGCTATTCGTACGGAAACCATCTTCTGACGGAGCAAAGAAAAATGATAGGTCACTCGACTTTTCGATTACACATGACTCGCTATAGAGTGCAGCATACTTTTTCAAGTCAGTCACTTTGATACGACGCTTGTTAAAAGAAAATGCAATCTCAGGGAATGCCATTTGTAAGCTAATCAAACGATCTTCGATCAAAGCGACCGTGTCAAGCTCACTCATGCTGTCGACTTCAAAAAGACTAAAGTCAGCGATGAACGCCACCTCAGTACCATTGCCGTCTTTTTGCCTTTCTTTGACGTCAGTCTTTTCTGCACCATCCTTACATTCGACTTGGATCAGCTTGCCATTCTGCCACGTCTTACCAACGAACTTTGTCGATAAGAAGTTGGTGGCTGCTGAGCCTACACCGTTCGTACCAATCGTCACACGTTCATCGTCAAAGGAAGTACCCGCGTTGACTTTGGTCCATGCAGCTACGGGACGAAGAATCTTCTGGCCAGTCTGCTCATCGAATACTTCGTCTTGTGGGATGCCTCGACCATTGTCAGTGACTATGACTTTGTCACCGTCGATCGACACGTTGATCTTGTTGGCGTACTTGAACTGAGTTCGGATAGCTTCGTCAATCGCGTTATCAAGGATCTCATCGACCATCTTAGACAGCGCTGGGACGTAGGTAGCTTTCTTCCACTCACCAAGCACGAATCGCTCGATCTCTTCTTTTGAAGACGAGCCCATGTACATACCGATTCGCTCACGGACATGTTGCCGAGCTGTCAGTATGCGAAATTCTTCAGTCTGTTCCATTCAGTACTCCATTTCAACTATGCCATTCTATCACAGTGAATTGCAAATGTCAACCGTTTTTGAAATTTTTCTTCGTATATATAATATTAGGTGTAACAATTTTGTAATATTGCACCTGTTCATTTACTCAATTCGTTGAGATCACAAGGAGAAAGTCATGAAGGTACTTACCTTTACTGCGGCGTTAGCGCTGCTCATATCTACCTCTCAAGCATTTGCTTTCATACCGAAGAGGTACGATGCTGAAGCTATGGTCACAAAAGACTACCTTTATATCAAAGATGTGAAGGAAGAGTTCTGGCGTACCAAAACAGATTGTAGCTATTCTATCACAAAAGACAGTAACGTGTCAATAGTTCATTTGGGTAATAATTCCGGTTCTTCTCGAATCGCTCAAATTAAGCCAGACCGCTCAACCCTACTTGTCACTATCGACGGGGCCCGGCAGAGATGTCGAGTTCTGGAGATCTCGCAGGCACGCATGTAGCCCGTTATAAAAGGTCGGTCCTACGGGACCGGCTATCAACTACTTAGAAGATGGTCTTGTAGCCATCTTGAACTAGTGCATCTAAGTTATTGATTTCTATGGATATTGCAAAATAATTGAAAAAAAATGCAAAAAACGGTTGACATTTGCGTCAGGCGTGGTAGAATGGCTACTATCCAGCCAATAACCATATTCTATCTGATGAGTCTAGTTATATGCTTATTCCGAAATGTTCTAAAAAAACGGTTGACATAAGCGTACATCGTGATAGAATAGTATCATGAATTATTGGAGTATGACAGTGAATCAACAAGTACTACTCACAGCTTCTTCCATTCTCGTCTTCATGGCGGTTTGGTATTTGATCTTTAGTTAACAACCATAGGTATATATATTATGTACGACGAAGATGTAGCAGCAGCAATGCAGGAACTTGAGTTAGCAGCCCGCCGCGAAAAGCGCAAGAATGCTAAAGCACTTAAGAACCTCACCAAGACTAAGTCAGACGACTTTGTATTATATATCGACAGAGCCGAAGACTTCGATCTTGCTGAGATTGGTAGGGAGGATCTTTACTACCGTGGCGCAGACTATTAAACAACTGTTCGAATTATTTATGGCTACAATAACATTCTCATTTATTGCGTTAATATTCTTTTTCGCAGTATTCCTTGGTATCGTAGCCAAAGTATTCGAAGTAGCGTTTAATAACGCCTTTCTTATTTCTATCGTATTATTGTGTATCTTATATGCACTCGCTTAGTGGAGTAGTAAATGGATTTATATGTAAGCGGTCCTAGAGAAGGTAAAGTTCCAACTTCACTGCAGGCATCAATTATGCTGGCTGCTAAATCCTTTGCACAACAACTCGGTATTAACCGACTTAAAACTTCAATTCAAATACGTGTACATCAAGACATTGTCGTCGAGAAAGGTACTGCCACTGAAGGCCTATGTGAGTGCGTAGACCCTCGTACCTTCATTGTGGATATCGCCCTCTATGGCAATTGGCTAGGGGTACTAGCCCACGAGTTTGTACACATCAAACAGTTCGCAAGACGCGAGTTGGATCCTCAACTCTCGCGATGGAAAAATAAAAACTACGCTGATACAGATTATTGGAATCAGCCTTGGGAGAAAGAAGCTCGACGGCTACAATACAAAATGGTCGAGCGATATGAGAAGGGAGAATAATGCGCTCGTAGCACAATTGGATAGTGCAACAGCCTTCTAAGCTGTAGGTTGTAGGTTCGAGTCCTACCGGGTGCGCCAATATTTAATTTTATTTTTCAAAGGATATATTATGACACAGCATGAAATCGACACTTATCAATTCAAGTCAGGCCTCACTCACAAAGAAGCAGAGGCTCTCGTAGACAAGCTCGCAGATAAATATTTGAACGGCTATAGTGAAAAGAATGACACTGAGCTCTGTATCTCTATGCTCAAGGTGCATCTTTCTCGGTGTGTAAGGGACTATAAGGATCAGCGGACTATCGTGTCCTCCTGCATCTAAGGATATCACGTGAGTGAGATCATCACATTAACGGATATCATTGAGAGTAAGATACGTAAAGAAAAAGAGCTCGAGCAATACTACGAACATTTGCAAGAGCTTCAGCGTAAAATTGCTTTCCTTGAGCAAGACCTTAAGATCACACTCACGTGTATTCGCATGATTGAAAACGAAACGGTTGTCGAAGTACAACCCTTTAAAGACGGAAAGGTATTGGACCTGAAAGATGAAAACAAAGACGAGAAAGACTAATCCCGTGGCGAAGAACATGGAAAAGTTTAATCGGCCTGCTACGTTCGTTGATCGTAAAAAGGCTGCGTCTCGTGGTTACTCAAAACACAAAGGAGCTTTATACTCGAATGAGTCGTAGATGGGATCGCCGATTCTTAAGTTTGGCGCGTGAGATTTCTTCTTGGAGTAAAGACCCTAGCACACAAGTCGGTGCTGTTGTAGTAAATGACGACAGGCGGGTCCTTGCGACTGGATACAACGGTTTCCCTCGTGGCATCGTTGACAAAAAGAGTAGGCTCGAAAACAAAGAAGAAAAGTACCGGTATACTGTGCACGCTGAAATGAATGCGATTTACAATGCAGCTGATGCCGGTGTTTCTTTGAGAGGAGCAACCCTGTATATCTGGGGATTGCCCGTTTGCTCTGAGTGTTCAAAGGGCGTAATCAGTAGTGGTATCACCCGTATAGTGATGCCTAAAAGCAATAAATATCCTGAGAAGTGGATGGACTCATTTACTCATTCGGCAGCCATGTTTGATGAGGCTGGTGTGAGTTATGAGTTTCGATCTTGGGATAAGAAAGGAGGACAAAATGACAGTTCGACACAGCGAGATTCGACGAGAGAAAACACATGACGGCGAAGTTTATGTAGTCGACCTGTGGGAAGATGGTAAGCTTGTTCAGACCCGCAGACTCGACGGCAAAAGCTTTTACTACGCTGAGGATGTTTCTCGAAACTGGGACAACGGATTAATACAGCAGCTCAATGGATAAGTCTTTAGAAGAATTGTGGTCTCTACTTGAGTCACACGATTGGTACTACAATTATAGTGACGACCATCGCTATTACGTAAAAGGTTCCAACGAAAGAAAGGTATTACAATCGATGGTCCAAGAAAACGGAAAGCTTCTTCGTCTATATGAGGACTACGCTAATTTCGTTTTCAATAAGGCGGAAAAGCCGGACATTGACGACTATAGATAATGTATGGGCATTTCATTATTGTAGGATTACAAAGAACAGGAACGAATTGGATACACTCCAACCTTGTTCAAAACTTTGGTAATCGATATGGTAATCAAAAATACGATCACTGGAAACATCTAACGCCGCTCGGTGGTAATCGCGAGTATTGGCCAAATCGAACAGAGATGCTACTCGATCGTTTGAAATTGCGTGACAACGTTTTTTACGTTGCTACTCAAAAGCCATTTGACTTATGGCTCTCATCGCTTGACCGGTTTAGTGCTAACTATTGGGAAACCCACGGCCACGGTGAGGCCTCACCACGTAACGGTGGTGGTAAGCGCGCTCAAATAAAGGTATGGAATGCCTGGGAAGAGTGGAAGAACCAACAGTTAGGTAAACCAAACTTTTATTACCATACATATACGGACTGGTTGGAAAACTGGCAAACGTATTTTGAAGAGATAAAAGAAATTACTGGGTGGGAACAAAAAACCGAGGAGTGGGAAAACGTACCTCGAGTAAGTAACTCACCTAATTTTGACATAACGAGGTACATCAAAAATGGATAATCCAGTAGATAACGTAGTAAATATCGGTACTCAGTATCGTGTGAATCCGGCCGTAAAGACCGACATGACAACTCAGGAAAAGAGTGTCCAACGGACTTACACTACGGGCAATGGAGATTACCACGTCCGAGAAATTAATTACTCAGTTACTTGGTACGAAGCGAATGGTAAAGCTTATACATATAGCACGAGTCAAGTATTCGATAGAACAGTTTAAGGAAAATTTGTATGTCTGCAAAGAAAGTAAGAATCGTATATACCCACCCTAACGATCCGAGCAAAACGCTCGAGACCGCTGGTTGGTATTTCGAAGAACAGAATGACGATGGTGGAACGACTGTTACTATTCGTCGTGTCGATGGGATGTTGATTGACTTCCCCAAAAGTTTAATCATTGAGCAACACGATTTGCCTGGATAATTATGAAACCAAAACTTGATTATGAGTGGTACCCTGAAAATTTTGACTGGTATGTAAAATGGGCTGCAACAGTTTGTATGCTTTTGGCAATGACTGCTCGCGCTGCCGGCGTTGATTACCGAGTTTTCGATTTAGCTATTGGTACATTAGGTGTAATCCTATGGCTATGGGTATCAGTGATGTGGAATGATAGAGCGCTGATTATATTGAATGCGACCTCGGCCGTTCTACTTGGATCTACACTTTTAAGAGAATGGTAATGAAGCTAGACACCCAAGACTTGATGAAAAATTTTCAAGCGGTAGCTAATTCATTTTTGCCCGTGGGTGAGACTGAAAGCAATGGCTACCTCAAAATACATAGGCCACCACCCACCTTTATCGAGTGTCGATGTCAATGGTGTGACGAACTCAAGTGGCCACTCATGTATGACCTTGATGGTGAGCAATGCTGGTTTGAAATTCCTCGCAGTTGTTCTGTTACGGTAAAGGAATCGCATCCCGATCGCTTTCAGGTTTTTCGTTCTGAGCCTCATTACAAAACTCTGTTAGATAAGAAACCTATCGTGGTGTTTAGTGATCCTATTGATCGCTTTATTTCATGCATTAACGCTTATCTCATTGAAGGCCAGCGCTATTGGAACTATGGCCATCAGATTGCTACGACAAATAATGTAAATCTTTTTGCTATGACAATCCAAGAGCGAGTGAATTGGTTTATGGATAACGTAGATAAGGTTACATCTCAACAGCAAGTGCATCACTTCCAACCTCAAGTGTTGTTTGTTGATGTAAAAAACTTCAGTGAGTTTACGTTTGTTTGGAAGCATGATGTAGGAAAATTCTTTGGTACAGACGAAGTCATGAACAAGACAGATCGACAAATAGAAATAAATAATTTCTCCGATCGTCACCTCGAGTTCCTCAAAGATTATTATAAAGACGATTACGCCTTTATCGAAAAGCACGGAGTATAGCTCAGCTTGGTAGAGCACCTGCTTTGGGAGCAGGGGGTCGTAGGTTCGAATCCTGCTTCTCCGACCAACAAGGAAGACCATGAAAAACGAAGTTGTAAAAGTTATTTACAAGCACTGGCAAAAGGATATACAGCTTGAAGCAATAGGCAAGCTTATCCCTGTCAACCCACAAAGTGAACGTATTGTGGTCATGCAAGACGATGGTAAATTCGAAGATATTATTAAAGACACCATCGTAGAAATAACGCCGCTATAGCTCAGCAGGCAGAGCAGCTGATTTGTAATCAGCAGGTCCCGAGTTCGATTCTTGGTGGCGGCACCATTATCTAAGGAGAACGTATGATAGCCGAAGCAATTGTAGGCACGTTTATTGTTTTTATTGTGTCAATAGTTTTTGCTGCACTAGCAATGGTCACTTACGAGGTTTACAAGCTGATTAAATTTGACACACAACTACATGGCGTTAAAGCTGATATAAATAAGAAAAAATCTATAGAATGAGGAATGAGCTTTGCGTATTATTATTACTGATGGGTCAACTGAAATAAAGTATAAGAAGACTCAGTTTACGCCAATTAATGTACCACCCACCACATACTATGTTCCCGAGTATGCTCAAGATCGACCAGCCGCCCGTACAATCCTTCGTGGATTTATGTATGAGCAGCTAACGCACTCGTTTATTCAACACATTTGTGCTACCTATCCTGGCAATTCAATGATTCATGCCGGTACATTCTTTGGTGATATGCTTCCTTCCTTTTCGGCAGCCAACGCCGATGGTAAAGTTTACGCGTTTGAGCCTGTTCTTGAGAATTATTTCCTTGCCAACATGTGTGTACAAACAAACAAGCTCGCCAATGTATCTCTCTTTAATGGTGCGCTGTCTAATGAAGTCGGCACTCTTCTTATTGATACCGTATTGCAAGAAAAGCATGCAGGTGGGGCTTCTAAAATTTCAGACACCGGCCTTGTTTGTACCAGCTATACAATCGACATGTTCGATATTAAAGACATCGTATTGATTCACCTTGATGTCGAAGGATGGGAAGCTCGAGCTCTTCAAGGCGCAATGAAAACACTCAAGAAGAAAAGACCAATCCTTGCGCTTGAAGATTACAATGTATCATGTATGGAACTACTCGAAGGTATTGATTACGAACTCGTTGGAGAGATTCCTGGCCTTAAACTTTGGGCACCATCTGATAATCCCGATTACATTAAGACGATTAACGAATTTCTAGCGCGAGAGCGTGCCCGAGGAACACTGACAAGTTAAATTATGATTGAGAAAATGAAAGGATTCCCGCCATGTCGGGTAATCAACTTGAGAGAATGTGAAGATCGTCGACAATATATGCAAACCGAGTTCGCTCGGCTAGGCATTACCGATTATCAAATTGATCAATACGAAAGATTTGAGAAAGGAGATATTGATGTCATTGGCGAACCAGACGTGCTCGACACGATCGACCTCGGCCCAACCACTTCTCATTTAATGACAATTAAAAAATGGTACGAAGAGACTGACGACGAAATGGTCGCGATCTTTGAAGACGATTGTGATTTCGGTGTGATAGACCTGTGGCCATTTAAATTCCAAGAACTGCTCGATCGAATGGGTCCATTGTGGGATGGGATTTCGCTTTGTGTAATGCATGAAGGATGGCCTGTCATGTATCCACGACATCGCAATGGATTTGATCATGGTCTACAATGCTATATCATTAAGAGACATTACGCTAAAAAGATTATTGATTGGTATTTCTATGACAAGAGAACTGTTCACTTTAAAATGCCATACATCACAAGACAGGCTGCTCCAAAAGATGGGCCGAGATCTGGTGATTTTAAAAAGTGGCCGGCAACGATTGAAAATGTCGTGTTTGGTTTAGGGTATTTCTATATCTACCCAATATTCAACCATGCAATACATAAGTTCCCTACCACAACCGAGCATTGCGATGCAAATGGCGATTACGAGAATGTCGCCGAGAGAAGTTATGATTATATCTATGAGTGGTGGAGAAAGAAGGGGCAACACGCAACCCTAGATCAATTATTTGATTACGATTGGTGTTGCTCCGGTAATCAGACGTTTAATAACGTCATGCCAATAGACTAAGTCTACTTCTTCGCGGCAAATGCTTGTCCACCAAAGAATGCTGCTACGATAGCTGCAACAGAAACAAAGTATGTTGCGGCCATGTCACCAAGAATCTTTGAGGCCTGATCTAATCCAACGAATGTCGCAAGAACAACTGCGAATGGATAGAGTAGCATGCCGAAGAGAGCAAACCAAGCCATACTACGCTGAGCATCCCGCATAGCGTCGGCATCTTCGAGTTCTTTTCTCTTAAACTCGAGATACATTTCTTCTTCTTTTCTACTTACCTTACCGTCGCCATTTGTGTCAGCTGGGTGGTATGTCTTTTCTTCTTCTGCCATTAGAGAATTCCTTATAATTTTATCGATAAAACAATGAGTATAGCGATCAATAATATATTCGTCATCAAAATTTCCAATGCCAAAATGGTATGATACCAGATCCACCTCGTCTTATATGCATTCTCAATGCTAACTTCTGAAGGGTCAGTGTCATCCTTCATTACGTCAATGGGTTGAGGTGGTGCGGGAGGACTATCGCCCTCCCAGAATTTCCATTTCATTTAATCTTCTTTTGTATAGATTGTCCATGCACCATAAGCAATTGCACCATAAGCAATCAAGCCAGCGATAGGCTTGAAGATTAGGAATGCAACACCTGCACCAATCAGAACGGCTCCGTCCCAAGTAGTGCGCTCTTCTAAACGATCTTTTAACCAATCCATCTTATTTCCCCTCCATTGCGTTTTTCGCTGCTTGAATTTCGGCCCTTTTAACTTTCGCTAGCTTTGCCATTTCGCCAAGGTGTTTCCTGGCTCTTGCAGCCGAGGCCTTAACTCCCTTGTTTTCGAATTTCGCGATTTCTGACAAGTATAAAGCATAATGATTCATGAGCTCGCGGTGTGTATCGTCTCCGTCCATTACTTTTTCTCCAGCTTTTTAAGTTTTTGTTCTATTTTTTTCAACCTTGCGTCAAGCGATTCCCATTGCTCGAATTCACAAAGATCTTTTGCAGGGTGACTATCCTTCTCTAACTTTTCTATTCTTTCTAGGACACTTGGTGAACCGATACGCCAGTCCCAGAATGGATCAATCACTGAGAGAAGTAATTCCTTAGTTCTGTTTACCTTTTGTTTGATCATAATTGCTCGCTGTATATGCACAATAGTAATCAGCTCCATGATCATATAATCCATCGAACACTTGACCTTTACGAATAGCTCTCCACCTACCTTTCCACTTATCAATAAAGTCTTCCCAGTAAGTGAATTTCTTCAAGATCCCTGTGTAATTAAAGTACATACATTCGCCGTGATGGCGATATCCCATCCATCTAAATGGAACCGTCGGAACAATATCGTTGTTATTAACAAATCGATAATGCTTTACGTTTTTGCACGCTTCGATAAAGGCTTTATTACCAACGCGTGGGGATCCGTAAGTATATAAAGAATCAATGCGATCCTTCATTCTACTTGCCGCGATCGTGGCCATCGCTCCACCGAGCGAATGCCCACACATTGTAAGCCTTTTCGAGGCGTGCGGTTTTGAGTCAACGACCTTGCGTACGTTTTCCCAAATTTTTTCGACTTCGTTTTGAAAGCCATTGTGAACAAGTCCCCCAACCTCTCCACGATCTGGCCAAGCGTTAAGATCAGCTTTAAGATCACTAATCTCAGTTGGCTCTGTGCCTCTAAAACAAAGTACGATTTCTTCTTTGTTCCAGACGGCATAGGCTTGCGCCCCGTCTTTTTCAAAGAATTTTAAGCCGGTGTAACCTAGAGCTTTATAAAGTGGTTTAGCTTCTTGTATATCTGCATACGCGTGTGCTGACATGTATGCATGCTTAGCTGCTACCATTAATGTTTGTTCTCTGTCGTACAACTCTCGCGCGACTTCATTTAACATCATTTCTTTATCCTATGTTACACGGCTATTTTATTTATATAAATACGTTCAAGAAGAGGTAGTCGCAGCCCCTTCGATTGGTCGCTTAATCGCTGTGGCCCCAGGCTTGCGGCCAAACCGGGGCACCATATTATAATGTGAGGATTTATGACCGTTAACCTTAAACAACTTACACAAAGACATCACGACATGGCCGAGCAGTCTAAGTTTGCTGGTATGCTATTGAGTGGTGATATATCTGCAGTCGCTTATCAACACTATCTTCGCTCTCAATACGAAATGTATAAAGTGCTTGAAGAAAGAGTACATCTTGAGCAAGATTTGCGCGGTGTTTTTCGAGCAGACCGGATACTCGCAGACCTAACAGAACTCGAAGAAAACTTTAACCTTCAATGGATCGATGAAAATTTGCTTACGGTCGATCGATATATTGACCACATCTTGTCACTCGAAGATAACGATGACTTAATGGCTCACGTATACGTAAGACATTTTGGTGATATGCATGGCGGACAAATTATTAAGAAGAGAGTGCCGGGCTCAGGCACGATGTATGAGTTTGAAAATCGAAGAGAGCTTATTTCGGGACTCAGAGAACAACTACACGATGACATGGTAGACGAAGCAATTCGATGCTTTGAGTTTGCTACCGAGCTCTTTAAAGAACTCGACGACATGTTTGGTCATTTATAGGAAAAGACTATGATTGATACACCAATTTTGAACCGGCTAAGAAAGCTAGCCGAAGATATTACAGCCATATTCGATAAAAGAATGGAGCGCTACGATAACTCCAAACACATCCACGAGTTTGAAGGATGGACTGATACGTTCTGGAAGTCTGACACAATTCGTAAATGCCACCTCAAAATTATTGAGCCAATCGAAGGTAAGCCTAAGCTATGGCTCATGCATATTAACATTTTTCCGAATACGAATGAACGTCTCCCGATACTAGGTTTAGACGTAGTCTCTGGTCCAAATAAAATTAGCGGATCCTTTTTTGACTTCTCTCCAGTTACAGATGAGATTGATCCCATGATTCAAACGTTTGCAGCTGCTACCGCAAATCTCGTTTGGAAGAAAGAACGTGAGCTTCCACCTTGGGCCCAAGAAATTTTCTCACCACACATGGTAGCAGCAGGTAATGTACGAGAAGAAGAGACAGAACAGTTTTGTGAGACCGCACTCAATCTGATTCAATACTATGTGATGAGTATGTACTCCTCTGATAGTAAGGCTTATGATACTAAAGCTGCGCACAATAAATACTGCATTAATCAAAAAAAGAATCAGCAGCTTTGGAACTCTCTCAAAGCAATGAAACTTGATAGTGATAAAATTGACCAATATGTAAACAATGTTTTGTTTGAAGAAATCTAATAGGATGTAGTAACTATTCATGCGTTCACGTGAATGCATGCCGTAGTAGCTACTAACCTAAGGAGATTTAAAATGAAGCAGTTATTGCTATCTATTATGGCGCTTGTTGCGACAAGCGCATTTGCACATACCATTACATATGATAATGGTGATGTATATACGGTTGCTGAAGACGAATACGTTTTCGTTTCGAAGCGATCTGAGTTGTGGAGACGCTCTGTCTATAATAACGGTAAAACGATGCGATATGAAAAAATCGTACCGACCGAAAAAGTAGATTACGTCCCACCAGACACTGGTGTAGACGGTGAAGCGTTTGGTAGTCACGAGTGGTGCAAAGCATATACACCGTGGAGCGAAGGTTACACTTTCACAATGCAGTATTGGCAACGTGGTTGCGACACTAACAACGATAACAAATATGGTTGTGGTGACGAGAAATACGATGCCTCAGAGGATGGAGCGGCTTGTCCCTCCAGCTAAACTACAGGGGCTTCGGCCCCTTTTTCTTGTTCAAGTTTTGTTACAGCTATTCCTCAAAGGAATATAATATAGAACAAAAATAAATACAAAAAATACCACTTCTAAGCCGTTCAGGTGTATATATATTACCGTAAAAGGTAGCAACGTGTTACCATTTTACACATCAAGTCCCCCAAAACTTATTTAAGGAGTTGAAGCTATGAAAAAGCTTATTGCATTGTGCTGTGCAATTATTGCTCCTTCTGCGTTTGCAGTCGACAACTATCGTGCGACAATTAATGAAGAAGGTGAGTATTGCGCTAAGGTCAAAATCCAAATCGGTACAGGTTCTCTGATGACACGTAAGTGCCGCACACTCGAAGAGTGGGCTGAAGCAGGTTATGTTGTTACAGATCCAGTATCTGGTGAGAAGGTGGAGATCTAAGACATGACCACAAAAACCGAAGAACGTATTGCGTACTTCGTAATTACTGTAATGATTATTGCATCATTTGTTGGAATGGCAATTCCTCTTATGAACCCATCTTATTACAGTAAACTGATGCCTGGCGTCTACGCCATTCCATTGGTTCAACACAATATCGATATTCAACAGTGTGAGACTACCCCTCTTTCTCGCATGATTGATGTTGATATTGATTCGCCAATTGTAGTTTTTTGTGACAAGGAAACCTTGGTATAAATATCAGTTGACAAAGTACATGTACTTGTGATATAATAGCGGTCTGATGGTGAGTAACTGTCGGACCGTTTTTATTTCTACTTACTGGTTGACATTTGCTGCGTACTATGGTAGAATAGCACTTTATAAATTACAAGGAGGCATTGATGTCCGTCGTGAAAATGACACCTGAAAAAATACATCACGATATTTCTAAAATGATTGCAAGCGGTGTTCCATACATCGATGCTCTTATTCATTATGCCGAGAAGAATAATCTCGAGATTGAGTCCATTGCTGATATTGTTAAAAAGTCGTCGATCTTAAAAGAGAAAGTAAGATCAGAAGCAGTTGACTTGAAAATGGTAAAGCACGATGAGCCTGACATCACCGACCTATGTAAATGATAAATCATTCGAAGCGTATGTAAAGTACCTTGCACTGAAGAAACATTTTACTACAGATGGCTATGACTATCATAAGTATAATGGCAAGGTACGAGCTTCGATGGACGCGTTCCGTTCTCGCAATGATGCTTTCTTTTTTGCAAAGCTCGCTGGTAAGGACGATTACGTAAATAGAATTCTATCTAATATGTTAAAGAAGCCCAATATCTGGGTAAGAGATATACTCGAAAGTGAGGGCGATAACGTATATATAGAATGGAAACGAAAGCAGGAGTCACTCTCCTACACTTTCAAATCCGAACTGAAGTTGCTTGATCCAAACTATCAAAACAACTTCATATCACGTGATGGGCAACACCCTATCATTATGACGATGTACTTGAGAAAAGAGATCTCGCTTGAGACCTTTACGTTGCTTACCCACTACGCAAATATTTTTGCATATTGGGATAAAATTTTGGTTGACAAAATCGTATCACGTGATATAATTAGAATGGCTAGAAAGTATAAACCCTTCCTAGCAATTGATGATAAAAAGTTCAAAGACATTGTCCGCGAACATTTTGTTTAATGATAATATATCGCATATACAACGCTATACAAGGAGAAACTATATGGCACCTACAAACTTCGCTGCACTTAAGAAAAACCGTAGCAAATCCCTCGACAAGCTAAATCAACAGCTTGAAAAAATCTCATCCAAGACCTACTCCGATCCTAACGAAGGTAAGATTTGGAAGCCTGTCCGCGACAAAGCTGGCAATGGTTTCGCTATCATTCGTTTCTTGCCTGCACCTCAAGGTGAAGAAATGCCTTTCGTTCGTATCTGGGATCATGGCTTTCAAGGCCCTACTGGTCTCTGGTATATTGAAAACTCTCTTACTACTTTAGGGCAAGACGATCCCGTTTCTGAGTTCAACTCCAAGCTCTGGAACTCCGGCGTTGACGCTGACAAAGAACAAGCACGTAAGCAAAAGCGTCGCCTCAAGTACGTCTCTAACATCTACGTTGTGAAGGACCCCGCTAATCCTGAAAACGAAGGTAAGGTTTTCCTCTATCAGTTCGGTAAGAAAATCTTTGATAAGTTGAATGACCTTATGAATCCTACGTTCGAAGACGAGGATCCAGTAAACCCGTTCGACTTGTGGGAAGGTGCAAACTTCCGCTTGAAGATTCGTCAATTCGAAGGCTATCCTAACTACGATAAGTCTGAGTTTGACTCGCCTGAGCCTCTCTTCGCAGATGACGATGAGATGGAAAAAGTGTGGAATCAAGAACACTCACTTAACGAGGTGATTGATCCCAAGAACTTCAAGTCTTACACTGAGTTGAAAACCAAGCTTTATCGAGTGCTTGACCTCACCGCAGACGAGCCCGTTGCTTCTTCTCCAATGGAAGAAGAAGACGACCTTGATCTCGGTGGTTTAGCTACTGCTGCTCCTGAAGCACCAGTCGCAGAATCTCCTATGGAAACTAACGTGGTTGAAGATGACGACGATGATCTGTCAATCTTTAAAGAACTGGCACGAGGTTAAACTAACCTATGTCAGATAAACCCGAAACAATACTCGACTTTGATTTTGGCTTTACGGCTGTAGATGCAGACGAGCTTGATGTAGTACGAGAAGCAAAAGCCGCGGTAGAAACAACTTCTGCCTCGGCTGATGCTAATGCTGCTAAAGCTCAACTCATCTATGATGCAGTCGTGCCTTTGCTCAACAACCTCAAAGCGAATCCCGAAAAAGATTATATCTATTGGCCGGATCGCTATGACAAACTTGACGCATTTGCAGACAAGCTATATCAAATCTTGAAAGGAGATTCTTAATGAGCTTACTTGATAAAATGCTCAAAGCAGGTTCGGTAAAGGGATCATCTGTCTTAGCGAAGAGTACATTCTTCAATGAGAAAGACCCTATCCAAACTGAGCTACCTATCGTCAACATTGCTTTTAGTGGTTCATTGAAAGGTGGACTAATTCCTGGCCTCACTGTGATTGCTGGTGAATCTAAAAGCTTTAAGACTTTGTTGTCACTCTATTGTATGAAAGCTTATCTCAAAAAGTATGACGATGGTATCGCCATGCTGTATGATTCTGAGTACGGTATCACACCTGAGTATCTCGAAGGTATTGGTATCGATACAAATCGAGTCCTACACATTCCAATCGAAGACGTTGAGCAACTGAAGTTTGACTTGACTAAGCGATTGAATGAGATTGAGAAAGGCGATCGTGTATTTGTTATGATTGACTCTATTGGTAACCTTGCTTCTCGTAAAGAAGTGGAAGACGCTGAAAACGAAAAGTCAGTTGCCGATATGTCACGTGCAAAACAACTTAAGTCACTGTTCCGTATCGTCACACCGAAGTTGACTGGAAAAGACATTCCTTTGTTGGCTATTAACCATACATACAAAGAGATTGGATTATTCCCGAAGAACATCGTGTCCGGTGGTACTGGTATCTACTACTCTGCTAATCAGATTTTTATTATCTCAAAGGCACAAGAGAAAGATGGTACCGACCTTGCAGGATTTAGGTTTACGATTAACATTGAAAAATCTCGCTATGTAAAAGAAAAGTCCAAGCTACCGTTCAAAGTCATGTATGACAGTGGCATCCAAAAGTGGTCCTCATTGTTTGACTTAGCTCTTGAATCAGGCCATTTGACAAAGGCCAACCAAGGATGGTATAATATGGTAGATATGGATACAGGTGAGATCATTGAGCCTAAGCGTCGAGCGAAAGATATTGAGCAAGACGATGAGTTCTTCCAAGGATTGGTTGAAGATGAAAGATTCAATGATTTTGTTGAACGTAAATTTAAACTGCTAATGGCTGACGAGGAACAAGATGTTAGAGAAGACGATACTGTCGAACTTGATTCTTAATAAGGACTACTACCAAAAAGTATATCCTTACATTAAAGAAGACTACTTCGACGAAAACTCTCTTCGTAAAATCTTTTCAACGTTTGTAGATTATGTTGAGCAATACAAAGAGCCTCCCTCCGTGGAGGCTCTTAAACTCAGCATTGACAAGCGAAAAGACTTGAATGAAGATACCTATAAAGACGTGATGGAAACAGTCAACGAGCTTAATGTTGACACCAACACAAGTGATGAGTTCTTAGTAAGTGAAACTGAAAAGTTTTGCCAAGATAAAGATCTCTATAACTCAATTCGTAAAGCTATCCTGATTCTCGATGGACAGGATGGAGAAAACGACAAAGGGTCAATCCCAAAAATCCTTTCTGATTCGCTCGGAATCAATTTTGACTCAAGCGTCGGTCACGATTTTCTTGACGACTTTAGTGATCGCTATGATTACTATCATCGTAAGGAAGAACGTATTCCGTTTGACATTGACATCCTCAACAAAATCACCAAGGGTGGTCTACCTCGTAAGTCAATGACTGTGTTACTGGCTACGACGGGTGGTGGTAAGTCTTTGCTCAAATGTCACTTCGCTGCTAATCATTTGATGTATGGTAAGAATGTTTTGTATATCACAATGGAAATGGCAGAGGAAGAGATTGGTCGTCGTATTGACGCCAACATTATGGATATTACACTTGACGAACTTAATGAGTGTCCTCGTGATGTATACGAAAAGCGTATGGATCGGTATAAGACAAAGACACCTGGCAAGTTGGTTATTAAAGAATATCCCACTGGATCGGCACATGCCGGTCACTTCAGGCACATCCTGAATGAATTACGTATGAAGAAAGGTTTTATACCTGACGTAGTCTTTGTTGACTACCTCAACATCTGTGCATCTTCTCGTGTACGAGGTGCTGCAGCAGCTAATTCATACACACTTGTCAAATCAATTGCGGAGGAAATACGTGGTCTCGCTATGGAATTTAATTGTGCCGTTGTTACTAGTTCTCAGTTTAATCGTGACGGCTACGGCAACTCTGATGTGGAT